ATCGCGAAGTTTTTCAAGGTGTCGACGCGTAAAATACCGACCGTCGTCGTCGGTAAACTCATGAAGATTCGGGTGAACGTGTTCAGCCACAAGCGTGGATGGGCTACCGGACCGCTTCTGACAGATGCGAAGGGTAAGGTGATCAAGGATCCTAGAAAGGCGAACCGTAATTACGGCAGTTTAAATTACAACACGTACTGTAGCTCATTCTGTGTCAAGAACAAGGGGGTCAACGTCGGCAAGACTCGAGCCAATATCCGAAAGAAGAGCATCTAGATCGACAACATCTTCGATGTCAAACGAAATGTTGAATATATCCATCACGTTGAATATCATATCATCATTCATCGATATGACATTTGACGTCGCGTTATAATTGTTCTCGACCGTCAGCGTGACTTTAAAATTAGAAACGTCAAAGACTTTTCGACATTCGGGACACGTGTTCTTACCCTGAGCTTTCCAGTTTTCTATACAGTTTGAATGAAATATATGTCCACATCGAATCGGGGGGTTGGTCCGAGTCGGCCTAACCTGATCTAGACATATAGAACACGTAGACATTCCCTGGTGTAGGCGATTAAACTTTTTTTAATATATACCCGCAACCTTGAGCAGGGGCTTGTCGCACCTCTGGCACGCACCATCCTCGGCAACCTTCTGCTCGTTGGTGACCGTGTCGATGAGTTCGGGTCCCTTGTTCTGAAGAAGTTGGCGGTACTTGTAGTTGTCGACGTAATCGACGCCGTTGTTAGTCATGATGTAGTTGTTCAAGAGTCGGGAGGAGGTGTTAATCGTGAAACACCTCCCGTCAGCCATACCAAGTCGCTGAGACATTTAGTATAAAATTAGAAATTAATTTTATTGTTGACGATCGTCTTCGTCCACGACTGGAAATTTTTCTTCTTCAGCTCCTTGACGAGTTCGTCGCAATTGTACCCCATGAACGTGTCGAAAGTATCTTTCGTCTGGGTGGGTGACACCCTGATGTTAGGACACTGGTTGATGTGATGGTTGATGATGTTGTACGCGAAGGCGATTTCTTTGAGTGTTTCTGCACCCGTGATGATAATCTTTCCTGTGCTGAAAATACTCGTCGTGATACGCTTCATGTCATCCGCAGGCTTGAACTTAATCTTGACGGCAGAGTATCGATCTGGTTCGAAGGACACTTCAAATATGTCGTCGTACGCCTCGAAGTGTCGAGCCGTGAGATGGAGGTTGACGTTATAGTTCAGACTGAAGTTCGAATTGATCATGACAACCCTGAACGTATCCGGAGACAGTTCGTGTTCGAGACCCATGACATCCCGGAAAAAGACATTCAGCTGTCGGATCACACGCTGACAATCGAACAGGTCGGCACAACCGGCAACCTGAATACTCCCATTTGGAAAAATCTTGATAGACTTTGTGCTGTACGCGTCGGTGTACGTAAGCGTCACCTGATTGTAAAAAGATGTCGACGTTTTGAGGTTCCACTCAAACTTGGAATTCACCTGGAAGGTACGCATCCGATCGTCTGGCTCGGCAAACAGTGACTTGATCTTTTGAATATCAATCTTCACTTCTTCGCTAAAGCCAGAAATCATCGTGATGGTCGTGATCTTTACCCAAGAAGGCATGGCACCAGACGGAAACGAACGCCTGAATTCATCGAGTGTCAGTACGTACGAAAATGTCGTGTTCGCGACGGGATGGTACATGTTGAATGAAGAGTGCGTATTCCTCGAACACTTAGGTTAAAGAAGAAGATGGATTTTACTTTATGACTTCCATCCTTAAATCCGCCCACGTCGTCCACGACGTCGAAGAAGACCGGTCGTACATCGAAGTGCTATACTCGAAATATGTCAACGACGAGGGATACAAGACGTTCGTCGACTACCTCGCCGCAAAACCAGTCGGCGACTGGACCAAGATCGTCTCCAAGACCCAGGGTGTTCGTTATGAAAAATTCATCGACACCATGATCGAAAAGAATGCCGAGACTCGGCAAAAGATGGCAGCCATCATGCTCGAGAACATTCAGTGCTACATGTTCAACAGCATTCGCACACAGATTCGTGTGATGAACAGTGTAAAAATTCTGGACCCCACATTCGAACCTCCTTACATCAACAAGCGATGCTCTTGGCAGAGGGAGTTCGTGAGTACCTTCTGCAAAGATATCCTACCTGATGTGATCGAACGATGTACGAACGTCAACCGCCTCGAACGCTTCTTCAACGTCTTAAAATTAATAGAACTAGAAGTATGAGCACAGCCAACACCAAGAGCCACCTCGGATAACGCGTTTTCGCATGCACCTTTTCGACCAAAATTTTCCTCGGCTTCGTAAGTCCCGTGTCTATATTCCTCTCTGGGTACAAGGGTCTAGACATCGGACACATCGGGTCTTTCGTGGGACCGCCAATCGGGATCCCCCGGGAGTACATGGGTCCCTTCTCTCGTATTTCAAACTGGGCATCTTCTTCCTCGGGAACCGTGAACGCCGAAAACTTTTCAACGCGACGCACAGTTCCTGGGCCTGATGTCACATAAGGATTCAGGCGGTTCATCGCCGCCTCATCGTCGAGCATACGAACACTCATCTTGGTATTATCAGACATTATATTTTTTTGTCTTGACCTTTTGTTTGTGTTCTGACCACATTTTATCGAGATCGACGTTCAACATGTGTGCCAGCTGGAAGAGATAGCTAAACACGTCGCCCATCTCCATCATGACATCCGTCCCGCGTTCCTTCTTGAGATTCGTCTTTTTGTACTTCTTCTTATATTGGCGTATCGCGGACGCTAATTCTCCAAACTCTTCCGTCAGGAGAAGCCATACCGTATCTACGTTGACTTTGTCCCAACCTTTCGATTTACATACCTTTTCCGTTTCACATTTGTAATAGTTTAGGCTCATACTTATACTTTGTTGGGGTGTGAACTTTAATAGACTTTAAGGATACCTGCGTGAGTTCCATATGAGTGGTAAAAGATACGCAGACCTTTTTTGTGGCCTGGGAGCCTTTCACACAGCCTTCAACACGATCGACGATGGATACGAATGTGTATTCGCGTGTGACATCGACGATCGGGTGCGTCGAATTTATCACGACAACTACGGCATCGAACCACATGGTGACATCAACACCTTGGACGTCGAGACCATGCCCGACTTTGACATATTGTGTGCTGGATTTCCTTGTCAGCCATTCAGCATCGCGGGTAAGAAGGAGGGGTTCGGCGACAAGGAAAAGGGTAACCTTTTTTACAAGATTCTAGACATCGTCGATGCTAAACAACCCCAGAAGATTATCCTGGAAAATGTAAAAAATCTACACACCATTCATAACGGTGAAACGTTCAAGGTTATCGTGAACTCCCTCGAGGACCGGGGGTACCACGTCGCGTACAAGGTGATCGACTCTCGATACTACGGATCCCCGCAGTCGAGGCAACGCATATACATCATGTGTGACAAGACGTCCAAGTACAAGTTTAGACCGGTAAACAAACCCGTCGTTCCGGTATCCACCATCATCGATCATACGGTCGACGAGTTTTTCGATTACGAAAAGAAGTACATGTTGAAGCCCACCAAGGGGCGTATGAAATACGTACTCATAAATAAGGAGACGGGAAAAGGTGGGCGTCAGGGTGAACGCGTGTACTCGATCGATGATTACGGACCAACCATATGTGCGTCGTCGGGTGGTCCAGGGTCCAAGACTGGACTATACGAGATTGACGGGAAGATTAGAAAACTTACCGTCAAAGAGGCATTGCAGATGTCCGGATTTCACCCAGAGTATCGGTACCAACCGAAAGATAACATGCTTTTTTACATTGGCAACAGTATCGTGGTCAATGTTCTAGTTGAATTATTACGGGATATGTGACACCGATCCGCGAAGGTACAATCTTGAACTGAATATCGTTCGCACTCTGGCGACCACCGTCACCCCCTTTTCTCTGTATCGTAAAAGAAGGTCCCAATTCTATGACCGTCCTTGATTTTCTGATGACGAAGTCGTATCGCATCAGAGTATCAATCACGTCTTTCATGGGTGCAAACATAATTTTCATTCGCTTCGAATCTTTCTTGTCCCACTCCGTCACACACAAGATATCCGGTTTCGTGTCCCCGTATCCGAGAAGTGCATGTTCGAGGATGCGTCTCTTTGAACTGTTCAGTGTCTCCAACACATCCGGGCTGAAATGTTTTCGTTCTTCGCACCGTTCTTTCAGGGGATTCGTGATACACGCGAGTTCTGGCAGTGCCCTGACTAGGTTATCTACAGTACCTCTCGAAATCTGTTGAAATTGTCCGACTTTACTCTTCTTCACTTGTATATGAACTTCCCCATTCGTCACGTCAACCTTACTTCTGCGATCGTCATTCACGTGAAACCCATTTTGGATGTACGACGCTACCCACACTTCTTCGCTGTAGCCCCTCTTCGCGGTGGAAGTGTTGATTCGTCTCCGACTGAGATACAGTAAATTAACCGCACCCAGAAGAATATCCATGGTTTACATACCAATCTGGTCAGACTTAGGTATTTTTTTACCAGTCGTGCTCGTGTTCACGGGACGATCGATGGGGCGGGCCGTCGTGTCGATATCTTGTACGTATCCGATGTACTGAGCGACACCCGTCTGGATCTGAGCCATGGCTGTCTTTATGACAATCTCATTCATAAATTTGACTTGGGCTTGCACACGGGTGTGATGATCGCTCGAGTTGTTGATGAAGACGACACGCATGATGGCGAAGAGGTCGTCTGGGTTTTGGTAATCGATCGATATACCCGTCTTGTCCTTGAAGGACTGTCGGATAGCCCTCTGAAGAAGTTTGGTGTTGAAGTCGGAGAAGAAGAGAGTGTTCAGGGGAGTCGAGCACTGCTGGATAGACTTAACTTCCATTTTATATAAGTGACGAAAAAAAAACTATTCGTAAATATTAAACGATGAAGTTTGCCGACTTTGACGAAGCGTACACACCGACCATCAACAACATCAACCCCGAACCTGTATGCAAGAGTGGTGAGTGTTTCGTCGCCTCTTACGCCCCCATCACTCCCCCAGGTGAGGTTGGTCCTTTCTACACGAACACCTACCTCTTACAGTCTGACCGTCGCAAGGAGGTTGCCGGTCCCGTCCCCGTTCGTAGCCGCGATTTCAAGTAAGTTAAAAATAATGCATCTATGATAGATAAATGAGGGTCACTAAGCGTTCCGGTCGTATTGAAGACATGAAGTTTGACAAGGTCACCAATAGGATTTCAACGCTCACGTACGGACTCTCAGAACACGTCGACTCTTCCAAGGTTGCCCAACAAGTTTTTTCATCCATGTACGACAACATTACCACCCACGAGATCGACACCCTCTCCGCTGAGATTTGTATCGGTATGATCACGTCCGACCCCGATTATGAGATCTTGGCGACACGCATCGTCGCGAGTAATATCCAGAAGAACGCACCCAACAACTTTCACATCGCGATGAAAAAATTGTTGATGGCCGGTGTTGTCACAGTCGAGGTCGCAGAGGTCGCCCAACAAGTGAAGGAACACATCGAGAAGAGGCGTGACTTTGACTTTGGATACTTTGGAATAAAAACACTTGAGAAGAGTTATCTTCAGAAGGTGGATGGTAAAATCATGGAGACGCCTCAGTACATGTTCATGCGTGTCGCCATCGGTATCCACGGCAGGGATATCCCATCCGTGCTAGAGACGTACGACAAGATGTCGCGAGGATTTTTCATTCATGCTACGCCGACCCTGTTCAATGCCGGTACGCCGCGACCTCAGATGTCTTCATGCTTCCTGATCGCGGGCAAAGATGACTCCATCGATGGTATCTACGGAACCTTGACCGAGTGTGCTCAAATCAGTAAATGGGCGGGTGGTATTGGTATGCACATTCACGATATCCGTGCGAACAAGTCTCGTATCCGCGGAACCAATGGTCAATCGGACGGTATCATTCCCATGCTTCGCGTATTCAACGCGACGGCACGGTACGTGAACCAGGCGGGTCGCCGAAAGGGGTCCATCGCCGTGTACCTCGAACCGTGGCACGCGGACATCATGGACTTTTTGGAGCTGCGTCTTAACCAGGGTGATGAAGAGGCACGGTGCCGCGATCTCTTCTCTGCCCTCTGGATCCCCGATCTTTTCATGAAGCGGGTCGAGGAGGGTGGTACCTGGTCTCTCTTTTGTCCGGACAAGGCGAAGGGTCTCTCTGACTGCTACGGCAAGGACTTTGAGGAACTCTACACTAGGTACGAAGAGGAGGGTCTCGCCAACGCGACTGTTCCAGCTGCCGACGTGTGGAAAGCGATTCTCAAGTCTCAGACGGAGACTGGCACACCGTACATGCTTTACAAAGATGCGTGCAACTCCAAGTCGAACCAGAAGAATTTGGGCGTGATTAAAAGTTCCAACTTGTGTGTCGCACCAGAGACTAAGATTCTCACGAGTGATGGACAACAGACAATTTCAGATCTTCAAGATCAAGATGTTGAAGTCTGGAACGGTGAAGAGTTTTCAAAGGTCACTGTTCGTAAGACAGGCGAAAACCAGAAACTTCTCACAGTCACTACGAGCAAGGGTCTTTCGATTCGATGCACACCGTACCATAAGTTTTGGGTTGTCGGCCACGATGAACCCATCGAAGCACAAAATCTCCAGAAAGATATGAAAATTATTAAGCACTCTCTGCCCGTGATTAAATCAAACGATAAAAAAATGAAATATGCGTATACACACGGACTATTTTGTGCTGACGGGACAACTTCTTCATCAAGTGACCCAAAGAGATGTTCATATGCCGCAAAGGAGAATGGTCTTTGTATGCGTCACCAGTTTAATGAAAAGGAATATGAATATGATGGTACCTGCCAGGCTAATTCATACTCCGAACAAAAATGGTTGGATCTCTATCATGAGAAGAAGGAACTCATGAAGTTCACAGATTATGATTATGCTTCCACGAATGATACGTGTAAGCGAATTCGTCTTCGTCTTCCAAAAGATATCGACGAGAAGTTCGTCGTACCCATGAACTATTCACTCGAGACAAGACTTGAATGGTTAGCTGGTTTCGTGGATGGTGATGGCTGTGTCACGAAACACCAAGGGGGGAGAGGTGTTTCTATTCAGATTGGTTCTATTCATTACGAATTCTTACGGGAAGTTTTACTTATGCTTCAGACTATGGGTGTCAGTTCTCGTATCAATGTGTCACGAGACGAAACGTCCAGGGATATGCCAGGTGGTCGATACACCTGCAAAAAACTGTGGCGTCTTCTCATTCCAAGTGGTGGAGTCGAACTTCTAAAGTCTCTCGGTCTTCAGACAAGGCGATTGAATCTCGAGATCGAATCTCAACCAAACCGTCAAGCACTTCATTTTGAGAAGATCGTCTCTGTCGAAGACCTTGGTGACGTGGCGGATACATTCTGTTTCAATGAACCACTCAGACATCGTGGTGTATTCAATGGTATCTTGACCGGAAATTGTACAGAGATCTTGGAGTACACCGACAAGGACGAGACGTCTGTGTGCAACCTCGCATCCATCGCCCTCCCCAAGTATGTGAACAGGGAGACCAAGACTTTCGACTACGATAAACTTCATGAAGTCACGAAGACGGTCACGAAGAACCTCAATCGGGTTATCGATCGCAACTTCTACCCCGTAGAGACCGCACGTCGCTCCAACATGAAGCATCGCCCCATAGGTCTCGGTGTTCAGGGTCTCGCGGATGTGTTTATTCTTTGTGGTCTCCCCTTCGATTGTGAAGAGTCTCGTCTCATGAATGCTCATATTTTTGAGACTATGTACCACGCAGCCCTAGAGGCGTCTTCGGAGTTGGCGGAGGTTGAGGGACCGTACGAGAGTTTCGAGGGTTCTCCCGCCTCACAGGGTATTCTTCAACCAGACATGTGGGAAGGTGAGACCAAATGCAGTGATCGAT